TTGTCTGCTGTCTAAGAAAGTGGTATAGCATTGCGCAATCCACGACCGTCCGTGGTCACGCATGACCATGAAAACTTAAAGTTACCGACATGATCATTCCTGAAGACCTCGTTGAACGTGAGCTGTTTTACAATGATTTGAAGGATAAATGCTCGGTTAGCATCCAGGAGCGCACGGGAACTTATGACTCGTTGCGCTCTTATTATTTGTTTGGCTCTGGTTTAGACGCACCACCTGCCTACTACAACAAGATTTACCCGCACATCGATCAACTCTCCTCCTTTCTCTATTCGGCAGAGACCACACGCTTTTCTATTAGCCTGGGTGCATCCATCAATCCCCATGAGCAAACTAAGATTCCAGCGCTTACAGGCGCTTTGAATGACGATTGGCTCAATAGCAACGCTGATCAGGTGTTTGCCCAAGCGCTTAATTGGGCGCTTTGCTACAACTCAACCTTCATTAAGCTCATCCCTAAAAAGGGTATCCACCCTTACATGGTTGATCCACGCTGTATTGGGGTGCTGCGTGAAGATACGCCTTACACCGATAGGCAAGAAGCACTGGTACAGATTTACTACATCACCAAGTCTGAACTCTATGCAAGGCTTTATTCGCATCCCAACCGTGATGCACTACTAGCTAGGGTGCAGCAAGGGCAAAGCCAGGAAAACCAAGTGCCTGATGGCATTCAGCGTCTGATTCTGTCAGCCACTGATCCAACAATGTATGGCAATGTGAATCTGAATATTGCTGGGATGCAGCAATACAAGGCACGAGTTGCTGAAGATACGATTCGTATGACGGAGTTATGGGTGTGGAATGACAACACCGATGACTACCAGTGCGTCACCATTGCTGACCCTGATGTCATTATTTATGACCGTTCAGGGGCTAGCATGTTCTTAAAGGGTGAGTTACCCTTTATTCAGCTCTGCCCAACCCCTCAATATGACTACTATTGGGGTATTTCTGAGGTTGCAAGACTGGTTTTCTTGCAAGACATGCGCAATAAACGCATGACAGAGATACTTGATCTGCTTTCCAAGCAGGTTTCACCGCCTACAGCGCTCATTGGCTTTACAGGTTTGCTCGATGAGAAGAACTTTGCACTCAATCGAGTGGGTGGTTTGCTAACAACCGACATGCCGAATGCCAAAGTTGAGCAAATGGCACCTTCTATACCCAATGATTTGTTTCGAGAGATTGCAGAAATTGACCGAATGTTTGAAGAAGCATCAGGTATTGTCAATGTGTTGCAAGGTAGAGGCGAATCAGGGGTGAGAAGTGCTGGTCATGCCTCACAATTAGCCCGTTTAGGGTCTTCCAGAGCTAAAAAACGGGCATTAATCATCGAAGATGCGTTAGAAAAGATGGCAACACTGTATTTGAAGTGTATGCAGGTCTATTCTGACCGTGTTTTTGTCGATGATGAGGGTCAAAAGTTCATTCCTAACCAATTCACGAATGATTTTGTCGTGAAAGTGGATGCGCATAGCAATTCACCCATCTTTACCGAAGATTTGCGCTCATTAGCCTTTGCATTGGCTGATCGTGGTGCAATGACGAAGGAAAGACTCATTGATATTCTTGAACCACCAATGAAACAGTTGTTGAAAGAGGATTTGCGTAAGATGGAACAAGCCGCACAGGCTGCGCAAACCATGCAAAACCCGCAACCAGAGCCAGAAACTGCTGCTGGCCCCATGCTACAGAGGGTCGTATGAACGAAAACTCGCAATCACCCAACAATTCACAGGCCTCTTTTCGCACACAAGGCGATCAAGCCCGTGTTGATCAAACAGAGTTAAAGCAAATGGAGCGCACACCGCGCATTTCTTATGTTCGTGCGCCCATGAATCGCACAGCATACCGTTCAGACAATAGGAGATACTGATGTATCAACGCAAAATGTTTCGCCGCGCAAGACCATCACGCCGCTGATCGCTTGACATTAAGTTAGTAAGCGTTTACAAACCGCGCTGAAAGGACACGTTATGTCAGTGACAGCACAGGAATTAATGAAGTTGATTCGAGGCGGTGCCAAAAACGGCAAAGCATCGATGGAAATTGAAGTTGAGAAAGAAGGTAAAGAAGGCGAAGAGGGCGAAGAAGAGATGCCTGCGCTTTCTGGTGCTGCTTCACCGCCTATGTCGTCACCCATGTCCACGCCTGAACCCAAAAAAGGCGAGGAAATGCAGGGTCGCATTGATGTACAGCTTGGCATGGGCATGTTAATGGGTGCTTTGCCCAAGTTTCCCGACGGTTCTCCAGAGGCTAAGGCTATTAAAGAGGTCATTCGCCAGATTGGAAGCACATTTGGCGAAATGGACTACAAAGCCAAGGAACTTGCCCCTGCAGATATTATGCAAATGATTCAAACCCTGCCACAAGCTGGTGGCGCATCGGCTGAGATGCGAGCAATGGCTGCGGCACCAACCCCTGGGACTCAAAACCCGCCATTACCCATCTAGGAGAACACTGTGGAGCTTTTTAAGCCTCGCGCTGGCACGATTCGTCGCCCAACCGACAATCAACAGCAAAATGGTCAGATCACCAACCCCCCTCGCTTTGAGCAATTTGGTGGTTTGAATTCATCGAACAAAGTTACTAAGAATCGCATGACCCTCAGCAAGCCTGGGGACACCAAGCGAGTCATCTAACGATTGATAAGGGCTGAAATGATGTCGCTAGAAAATCTCACACCTGATGCAAGGGACGAATTAGCAGCGCTGGCTAAGGCGCTTGCCGAGAATCCCAAGACCCGCAAGGAATTTCTCCGTCTAACCAAGACGGCGCATCCCGATCTTCCCGTGCCAGAACTTGACATTGAAGATCAAACGACTCGTGCTCTATCTGCGCAAGAAAACAAGATTGCTCAGTTGGAAGCAAGGCTCAAAGAAAAGGATGCTCGTGCTGAGTTAGAGCGTCGTCGCTTGGCGCTTAAAGAGAAAAACTTGGTTGGCTCTGACGAAGATATTTCTGAGATCGAGAAACTCATGGTCAAAGAAGGTATCAGCAACCACGAAACGGCTGCAAAGCACTATCAGTGGATGAAACAAGCAGATCGGCCAACACCTGCATTTAGCAACTCTCCCATTACCTCCAAGGTCAATGACTTTGCTAAGTACATGAGGAATCCTGCGGCAGCAGCGCGTGAGGCAGCGGCAAGCGCACTCAATGAGCTGAGACAAGGTTCACAGTCTCGGCCTATTGGACTTCGATAATTAGGGCTGTTTTTTAAGAGGAACGTATCATGCCTATTGGTGGCGGTATCATCCCAGCAAGCGGCACCAGTCAGTACAATGAACTGACCTACGTCACCCGTAGGGCGTTTATTCCCAAACTGGTTGTCCAGCTTTACAACTCCACTCCCCTGCTTGCTGCACTGCTTGCAAACTCGCAAACCGCCTCTGGTGGTGTGTCGTCTGTAACGGTGCCTGTTCAGGGTTCGCAATTTGTCAACGCTCAGTGGTCAGACTACAGCGGTTCGTTTGCACAGCCTGCCGTTCAGCAAGGTGCTTACAACGCTGAGTTCAACCTTAAGCTCATGATTGCGCCGGTTCCCTTCCTCGGTATGGAAGGTGCGGTACAGCAAGACTATGCTGTGATTCCCTTGATTGAGGCTCGCATGAACGATGCGACCAACGTCATGATGGATGCAATGGCAACTGCGCTTTACACCAACACCACAAACGCCCAGCAGTTCATTGGCTTGGCAGCGGCTGTTGATGATGGCACGGGTACTGCAACCTATGGCAATATCAATCGCTCGACTTACACTTGGTGGAAATCCAAGCAGTATGCTGCTGGCTCGGTCAACCCAACCCGTCAGAACATCCTGCAATACATTTCTGGCACGGTAAAGAACGGCGCTGAAGTCCCAACCTTTGGTGTTTGCGGCTTTGGCACTTGGACGTTGTTGGCGCAAGACTTTGTAGGCCAAGAAACCTACATGATCACACCTGGAAGCAGCTTTGCTAACGGTGAAGAAGGCCCAACGTCTGGTTTCCGTGCGCTGATGGTTGCTGGCGTTCCGATCTATCCTGATCCGTACTGCCCAGAAGGTACGCTGTACTTGCTCAATACGAACTACATGAGTATGTACATCCACGATCAAGCCGAGTTTGCCTTTACGGGCTTTGAGTCCACCCTGCCTAACTGGCAGATTGGTTATGTTGGCGCTGTGTTGACCATTGCAGAATTGGTGAGCACCAAGCCTAAGAGCATGACCAAGGTGACTGGTCTCAACTCGCTTACGCTGTAAGGAGATTAAGTCATGGCTCTTGCACTAAATAAAATCATTGTCACTGGGTTAAACAGCGATGCCGCTGGTGCCTATTTTGACTATGTTACGCAGTCAGTTACTGCGGGCACGGATTACACCTTGCCAGCAGGTCTGTACATCATCTACCCTGTTGCAAACTGCAAGTACCAGGCTTACAACGGCACGAGTTGGGCCGATGTAATCGCAGCAAATACGGGCGGCATGATGGTTTCGGATGGTCAAAACGTGAAAATCGTTTCTACATCCGGCACCGTTACAGCGCTGTTCTTGACCGTCAATGGCGGTCAGGCTGCGACTGGCACTTACAACAGTTAATTGGAGTAAAGCATGGATGCCAGCAAAGTAGGTAGTCTTCTACCTCAGCAGTTCGGGGGTATCCTGCTTGGGAAACTGGTCGCCGCGAATATGAATTCGACGGCTGACCAAATCATCACTATCTTTAGTAACCCGTCTAAGTATGTTGTTAGACGGGTGGTAGTGACAAATGCTTCACTATCGCTTACCACAGCAGTTGCCAGTGTTTATACAGCGGCATCTGGTGGTGGTTCAGCGGTTGTTTTATCCCAAGCACTTAGTTCATTAAATGCGTCAACACGGTTTCTTGATTGCACACTCAATTCAACGGGTAATGTCAATACAACCGTAAAATCAGCAATACCTAACCTGTATTTGAAGTTAGATACAGCGCAAGGCACCGCATCTACCGCCGATGTTTACATCTACGGGGATATTTTAGAAGCATGATCTATGTCACTAATCGTGGCAGTCAACCGCTGGTCGATCATTTCGACGGTCAGCGGTTTGAGTTTGCACCGCATCAAACCGTTGCAATAGAACCTGTCGTCGCCCGTCATATCTTTGGCTACGGTGACGACAACAAAATTCCTTATCTGGTGCGTTTAGGTTGGATGAAAATGAATACAGACCTCGACAAAGCAATGTCGCGGCTGAAAGACTTTTCATTCACTGATGCGCCAGTCAAAAACGACCACTTGTCAGCCCTGGTGGTGGAACGAGTAGCCCCTCCCGCCCCAAGAGGACGGGCTGGGGCCAAAGTCCAGTCGCAGGTAGCAAACGCATGAGGAAAGTATGGCATCCTATTCTGGGTACATCACAGAAGTTCGCCGTTTGCTGCATGACGCAACCGGAAACTTTTGGACTGATACTGAGCTAGCCGATTACATCAACGATGCAAGAGAGCGTATCGTTCGTGATACGGGCTGCTTGCGCACCATACAGACCTCAACGGTTACTAATGGGGTTGAAACCTACCAATATGCCTCGCTTCCGCAAGGCAACCTCACGATTGATGTGCTTAACATCAATTTGTATTGGGGTAATACACGCATTCCTCTGCGCTATCTGCCGTTTTCGCAGTTCAATGCTGAGTTGCGGTTTTGGCAAAACTATACGGGAAGGCCCATTGCATTTAGCATTTACGGTCAGCAGACCATTTATGTAGGCCCAATCCCAGACCAGACTTATACCGTTGAGTACGACACAGTGATTCTACCGACACCACTGACCTCTGACTCAACGCCTGAAACCATTCTTGATCCTTACACCGTGCCTGTAGCTTTTTACGCAGCTTACAAAGCTAAGTTCAAAGAGCAAAGTTATGGTGAGGCTGAGATATTCAAAGCGCAATACACGCGACAACTGCAAGGGGTGCTTACCTCGACCATGACTCGCCGTTTGCCAACGCCTTATAGTATGCCGTACTGATCATGGCCGCTACGGAGCAAAAGAAGTCCTATCTTGTTGTCAAGGACTTCAAGGGCATTAACACCAAGGCCAATCGCACTGCTATTTCGAGCGAAGAGTTTGCATGGCTTGAAAATGTTCAGCCTGTAGGCTTTGGTAACTTAAAGATTGTCCCCAAGCAAGACGAAGTGAGCTACTCATCGGGTGGCTCAACGGTCAATGTCACCTGGAGTGGCACGGTGCATTACATGGCATCGGGTAATTTAGGTGGCACAGAATACATGTTTGCCTTCTTTACTAATGGAGGTGCTCAGTATGTCAACCTATCGTCACCCGCAGCGCCGGTCACCTTGGCTGCAGCAACAACATTCAGCGGTACAGATACATCCATTACCCAATGGAAGAATGAGCGAATCCTTATCATTGACGCAACTTATGGATACGCTACGTTTGACGGGACGAATCTCGTTCGGGTCGGTTCGGTCGGCACCGTTACGGTCACAGCAGGTGGGTCAGGGTACACCACACCACCTATCGTAACCTTTTCGGTTCCTAACAATACTGGTGGCATCCAGGCTACTGCCACAGCAACCGTAGGTTCAAATGCTGTAACAGCGATAAGCATCACAAACAACGGTACAGGCTATACCTCAGCACCTACAGTCTACATAGGAACATCGGGTGCTGTGAGCTGGGCATCAACAACAGCATTTCAGACAGGCAGGCTTTTATCGTCAAGCGGTAATTACTATTACGTCACGGTAGGTGGCACGACTTCGAGCACAGCGCCTACCCATACAAGCGGCTCTGCTGCTAATGGCACTTGTACGCTGCTTTATGTTGCCGACCCAAATGGTGGCGGTACGTCTGCAGCAGCAACTGCAACGGTTATTAGCCAAACAGGTACGGGCATTGCGTCATTTTCTGGCCGTGTGTGGATTGCTGATGGTAGAACGGTGTATTACACCGCAGCAGATAGCTACTATGACTTTACAAGCATCTCTGCGGGCAACATAACAATCACCGATGCAACCTTGCATGGCGACATCATTCAGATCATCTCTGCCAATAACTTTCTATACATCTTTGGCACGGATTCCATCAACGTCTTTTCTGATGTGCGTGTAACGACGGCAGGAGAAACGCTCTTTACCAATACGAACGTCAGTGC